CCTTCAGATAGAATGCTAGTCTGACTAACCTCTACCTGATGCCCGTCTAACTCATGTAGAACAACAGTAACATTAATCATAAGAGATCTCATGTAGTGAATCGGTATAAGAGACTATAAAGACATAGACACCAGAAGTATAGTACCAATGATGAACCAATGATAGGTAAATAAGATAAAGTTCCCACACACTCACACACAGGTTCTAGGGTTTCCCAGTTCCTAGGTTCTGGTTAGTTCGTAAACCGGACACGCGATAAGGTTTAATCCAGAACTAATATATCAGTAAAGCCCCACAATGGGCAGGGATATAGTGATATATCTAGTAATATATCAGTGATGACAGGGGTACCCCACCCCCCTTTTTATTTTCTCTTTTATATATATATCCATCCTTCTAACCCAAGGGTAAAATAAGGAACATAAGGAGTATCTAATATACAGTTGTGGACGGTATTAGAAGTGGTGCTCCCTATATACTTACGTCCTAATGAATAAACCGCCATATAGAGGAAGGATCGAATAAACCGTCATATAGAAGGAGACAGGAGATCAAGCTTACACCTAAACAAAGAAAGGCCAGGAAGAAACCTGGAGGTTCCAACGTAGGGAAATATAAGAGGGTTAAATCCTCTGATTTCTGTGGTCCTGCTGGTGGTGCACCTGCGGGTAGTTTTCCTGTGAATACGTTAAAGAGAGCCAAGTCTGCTTTAAAACTAGCACATAATGCACCAAGCCCTTCTGGGATAAAAAGCTGTGTATATAATAAATACCCACAATTGAGAGAGAAATAATGGCATGGATTAATGGACAATGGGTAGATGAAGACGAACTCCAGGGTATGTTATATTCTGGCGTGAAACCCACATTGCCATTCTATGACCAATCCTCGTTTACCTCACCTTTAAGTACGTTAAATCAAGAGGCTACTGGTAACTTCAGTATGTGGGGTAGTCCTGCTGCGCTACACGTAGAAAGCACCCTACCTCAATCGGTAGCGGGTGGTTCAGGTGTTACCCAAAATTATGGGGGGTTTTCACCACAGATGGGTATGCTTACTGATATGGTATCCAATCAACCTCCTATGATTGATTACAGTGTGGTTACAGACGATCCTGTTAGACCTGTTATTGACTACTCAATGTTTACAGAGAATATGCCTACAGCTACATTGCCAGCAGAGACTGAGTTGCAGCTACTAGATAACACAATGCCTAATATACAGGCAGCCGTTAATCAGGATACTGGGATTGTGCCAGCCAGCAACCTTTCTGTAAACCCACAAACAGATCAAGATTATCTTAACCTTGGCGTAATACCGCCAGGAACACCTATAGGAAGCAACATAAACCAAAGTAACATGTTCGTTGCTCCTGAATATAGAGCCTCTACCCCCTCAATGATTGGGTTGGGTACAGGATGGGGGCAAAAGGATGCTAGTGGTATATTTGGTACGCCTACTGTTGTTGGTGTGCCTACTGCTGACAACCAGGGTGATGTTATGCCAGATTTGACAGGGAACATAGATATACCTGCTGCTATAGATCTTGGGTGGCGTATGACTGGAATGAAGCCAGGACTGAGAACTTCTGGTCAGAACACTGGTCAGACCATGTATACTGACGAGGGTGAGACAGATATTACAGACCTGATGGACAAACATTTTGAAGACCCTAATGCTACGAAGAATGTTGCTTTAGCCATAGCCCAGAATTATCAGGATAACCCTCAAACACAACTATGGAATGACTCTATTGCTAAAAGTTTGGGCCTAAGTAAGCATGATGTTGAGGTTGCTAACTCCTTACTGGGGCATGTAGATTCATCTGATCCTGGTACGACAGTAACTGTAGCACCAGGGATGGGTTTAGCTCCAGCAGTAACTATATCTGAAGAGTCTACGTTTCAACCTGGGGTGGTTCCTACACATACTTTAGGGAACAAGTATCTTGATGAGGTTGTAGCTGCGATTACTAAGCCTACCCAAACAACCACAAATTGGGTAGATAAGCCCTTCCAATCTTCCAATAAAGAGGAGAATGAAAGGTTGAAAGCAATAGCCAAGCAACTAGCACATGACGAGAAAGTGGCTAAAGCAAAGAAAGATAAGGATGATAAAGCTCGGTTAGCTAGAGTGCAGAAGGCAATGGCAGCTAAACAGAAACAAATACAACAGCAACAGCAAGCAGAGAAGACGGCAGCGCAGCAAACAGCAAGAGTGCGTAATGAGATACGAGCTATGTTAAATGCCAATAGGGATAGAGGCGAGGCTTCAGAAAGGGAAATAAATGCAGCCGTTGAAGCTATGGGTTTAGATTTTGGTGGCTTGACAAATAAACAATTTGCAGCGTTAGCTAGGAATACTAGAGGTGAGGCAGGTATGGATGAAACTGGTTATACAGACCATGAAGGTCTTGGTGTTGGTTAATGACAATACTACAAGACAAATTCATTGAATACTACACACTGACTGGTAATGCTACCAAGGCAGCGATAGAGGCTGGCTATTCAGAGAAAACAGCAAAGATTAAGGGATCACAATTAAAGGCGCAGTTTAACAATGAGATACGAGAAGCAACACAGAGACTCTTACAGGACAAGGTTCCAGCAGGGTTACGCTGGCTTTCGGAACTTGCTGAGAAGGCTGAATCCGAGTCAGTCAGATTGGGTGCTGTCCGTGACCTACTGGACAGAGCTGGACTTAAACCCGTCGAGCGAATCGAAACTACCACAATCGAAGCCATGTCCAACGAGGAAATCCAGAGGGAATTAGATGCCCTCCTCAAACACTAGAGCATTAGAACTTTTAAAGGAGTTAAGGCAGCGAGAACGCTTTAACAGGGTAGATGCTTATGACCCCTACCCCTACCAGCTAAAGTTCCATAAGAGTGGCTCACAGGCCAACCAGAGGCTCCTGATGGCTGCTAACCGTATAGGCAAGAGTTACTGTGGTAGCATGGAGCTTTCTTATCACCTAACTGGATTATACCCAGAGTGGTGGGAGGGTAAGGTATATCACCAACCAATTACTGCATGGGCTGGTGGAGTATCAAACGAGACAACTAGGGACATTGTGCAGTTTGAATTATTGGGTTCCCCAGATGACCCTGAAGCCTTTGGTTCCGGTACTATACCGAAAAACTATATAATAAAAACCGAAAGGAAGCCAGGAGTCCCTAACGCCAAATCGGTCGCTCTAATCAAGCACGTTAGCGGTGGGAACTCTTCTTTATTCTTCAAAGCCTACGAAATGGGTGTAGAGAAGTGGCAGGGTAGATCAGTAGATTGTATTTGGCTGGACGAAGAACCTAGTAGGGAGATATATTCCCAGGCGGTAACTCGTACTCTGGACAGAAAAGGCATGGTATACATGACCTTTACACCAGAACATGGGATGACTGAGACAGTAGCATCCTTTATGAACAACCTTCAGGATGGACAGTCTTTAACAAATGCGACATGGGATGACGCTTCTGAGAAAGTAGAAACATTCAAAGGCAGTAAAGGACATTTAAACGAGTCAGTAATGCACCAGATACTGTCTTCTTATTCTCCCCATGAGAGGGAAATGAGGAGATATGGTAGACCGTCCATTGGTTCTGGCCTTGTCTTCCCTGTACAGGATGAGAAGATAATCATTGATCCTATATCTTTACCGGATCATTGGCCTAGAATAGCTGGAATTGACTTTGGATATGACCATCCTACAGCGGTAGTATGGGCAGCATGGGACAAGGATGAGGATGAATTGTACATATATGACTGTTATCGGCAGTCTAAAGCTACCCCAGCAGTACATGCACAAGCTATACGCAATAGGCCCAGTTTTATCCCCCTTGCTTGGCCCCATGACGGCAATAGACGAGATTCTATGGGTAATCCTGGTCTAGCGGAGCAGTATAGGACGCTAGGTTGTAACATGTTATTGGAGCATTTTACTAATCCACCTGCATTGGGTGAGAAGAAAGGCGGTAACTCAGTAGAAGAGGGTCTTATGGATATACTCCAATACATGGAGAATGGTAAGTTTCATGTATTCTCTACTCTTGGCGACTGGTTTGAAGAGTTTAGGATGTACCATAGGAAAGGTGGTAAGGTAATTCCATTCAAGGATGACCTTATGAGTGCAACACGTTATGCAGTATTATCGAGAAGATTTGCAATTTCAGGGAGTGACCCAGAATGGACAAAAGAAATAAAGTATAGAAATTATGGCATCATCTAAAATAACAGAAGAAGAACTATTATCTAGAATCCAAGGTGAGATCACTGATGCTCTGGGGTATAGCGATGTTATATCCGAGCAAAGAGCCAAGTCTATGGATTATTACTATGGCTTACCTTTTGGTAATGAGGTAGATGGTAGAAGCCAATACGTAGATTCCAGTGTAATGGACACAATAGAATGGATTAAACCCTCTTTAATGAGGGTATTTGCGTCTGGTGAAGAGATGGTTAAATTCAACCCT